GGAGTTATAACCCTTCTCACAGATACCACGGCCCCAGAAACGACTAGGAACCATATCCCAAGAGAAAGCCACCACTGGGCGGTCTTGCATCATGTAAGGGTTTTCTTCAACCTTGAGCAACACACCACCGTTCATCAAGACAACGATTGCCTCAATGTACTCACCTTCAAAATCTTCATCATCCTCGTCATCTTCGAGGTCTTTCATGTCTGCTTCTTCGTCGTCATCCTCGTAGTCTTTTTGAGCATCAAGGAACAACTTTTTAGGAACCAGACCGTAGTACTTAGTCAACCGAACCTTGTCGTCAGGGAAGACAGCCAACTCTTTGTCAGCCTCAAGGTCAGTGTCTGCATACGATGTCTCTACGTCCACATCTCGGTAGATACCATTCTTAATGGCAATCTCAACCTGATGCTTAGGCACAAACTCATCAATAGCTACACCCAATGCTTCCTCAATGTTGGTAGCAACAGGGTCAATCAAGAAGTTGTGGGGAAGGATAGGACGAAGTTTAACCACCGTGCGGTCAGTGATGTTCACACCCACCGCTTGCATAGCGCCATCCATGATGGGCTGAGTGGCAGGTTTCATCTCTTTGATCTCTTCAATCACCAACTCACCGATGCCAGTACCGTAGACAGCACTGTTCAGGATACACTCAGCGATGGAGCGTCGAGTCTTGGTGAAGCCAAAGTCTTCGTAGAGCTGCTCACGGAGATAAGCAACATCACCTTTGTCTAGGTCTGTGCGGTTGTCACGAATGTCAAACCACTTACCACGACCAAACGTAGCTTCTTCAATCTCAGAGACAGCAGATTCAACTGCTTGTTGTAGTGCAGGGTTAATCAACTGTGATCGCTCAGAATCACGGCTGCGGTCTTCAGCAGACCAGATACCTCGCCACAAGCGGTTATACTCTTCAAACTTCTCTTTGTAGTTTGAATCGAAGTGATCCCGCCACGAGTCTGCTTTGTCCATGATCCACCCCTCAAGGGAGGCCATCTTCTGTTCGTGACTGTAATTATCCATAAGTTAACCTTTTACCACTTGACTTTATTGGCCCAGTAAGCAGCAGACATCTTGCCTTTGGAGATGTTAGACGCATGACGAGCTTTAAACGATTCATTACGCTTACTGCCTTCAGGAGAGCCAGAGACACCCTGTTGACCAAAGCGAATGGTCTTTACTTCATCCCCCTCCTTGGCAACAACAACGTGTGATTTGGTGGGGTGACTTGGAGTTTTCTTAGGTTTGTTGTAACCGCTAACCCCTGCTTTTTCTAGGCGGGAGTCTTTCTTGGTAGCCATTACTTACCCTTCATCAGGCATTTACCTGCCTTCTTGCATTTAGCAGGAGTAGGACAGCCAGCGCAAGGCTTGAATTGTTTAACTGGAATTGTTTTTTTCATCATGATGTTTAGTATCCTGAAAGAGCGTCAATCGGTTCCCAATCGTCTTCCTCATAGTCCGTCTGGTAACTGGTTACACAGAGTTGGTCAATGTAGGAAAGAGCATCCGGTAAGTCATCGTGAACCCCGGCTGTTGGGAAAAGAAGTAATTGTTCCTTGAAATCCTCAAAGTCACCATCCTCGTTGAGGACAATGCGACCATGCTCAAAGCGACCTTGTAAAGCCCAGACGATACGGTCTGTCTTCTTCTTGTTACCGTGAGTTAGGTCATGGATGTGCGAGAACGTGTTGTATTTACGCATCAAGTCAGAGAGGAACGGTAGAACAGCGTTCTTCAAGCTTCCCCTCTCAATGCCGATAGCTGTAGGCTGATATTCCTTCATAACAGAGAGAATCTTAGAGGCTGTCTCCTTGATGTCCCACCTACCATGCTGAATCTCTTTCACCCACCACACACCATCTTCATCAGACACCTTGACCACAGCAATGGCTGTCTCGTCAAGACGCTTCTTTGAAGCACTGGCGTTCTTAGCGACATCCTCAAAACCAGCCAAGTCCACAGCAATGTAATAAGCACCGTGCTTAGGCTCTGGCCCTGTCTTGATCCATTCTTCTTTAAATAACTCTTGTCCAGATACAGCGAATGAAGCCTCGAATTCCTGCTTAAACACCAAGGTGCTCAGAGTCTTCTTAGCAGCTTCAATCTCCTTTGGGGCAATGGTAGGGTTATCCTTCGTCGTGAAGTGGAACGCTATCCAATCCTCATCCTCACCCTTTAGTGCTGAGTTGTACAGGTCATAGAACCAGTTACGCCCATCAGGGGAAGACACAAATAAAGCCTCACCCTCCAAGTCAGACAAGGCAGGACGAATAATCTTTGTCCATGTAGAGTCATCCTTGATAAACGCTGCTTCATCTAACACTGCAAAATACAGTTTAAGACCTCGAAGGGTGTCAGGGTTCTCAGCAGAACGGATGTGAATCTTACGACCTGTAACCAGAGTAATATCCAACTGGTTCACATGGGCAGACTTGATAATGTCCCTTCCTTGGTCTAAAAGGGCATCCCAAGCGATTTGTCGGGCCTGTCCAAGGGTAGGGGCTACATACACCACCGCAGAGCCTTCTGGAGCCTCTAAAGCCTTTGCAAGGGTAAGTTTGATAGCTAGGTTAGATTTACCTGTTCTTCGACCGCAAGCCAACACCTTAAAGCGTTTTTTTGATTGCCACACGGTCGCTTGCCACGGCAACAACTGCCAATTAAGTTCCATTATGATTCCTTAAATAATCCGCTGCTTTCTCAAGCAGTTCTGGGTTGTCTTTAAAGAGTCCCAAGCCATTGTTACAAGACTTGCATAAGAGCTTTCTTACGCTCCCTTTAACATGGCAGTGATCGACAGCCAGCCTAGCTGGTTTACCTGTCGCTCTGTGAATAAAAGTTTCAGGTTGTTCGCAGATAGCGCACACACCCCCTTGAGCCTTGAGCATTTGTTCATACTCGTGGATTTCAAGACCAAAGTTTTTACGAAGGTTTGAAGTTCTTTGATATGTCTTTATTTTGTCTGGGTTCTGTTTAGCCCATTCTTTACCAGCTTGACTTGCTTTTTCTTTATTTTCTTCTTTCCATTTTTTAGTCTGGACAGATATTTTTTCTTTATCTCGCAAATACCGTTCATGGTGGTATTTCTTGTCACAGTCCTTGCACCGGAACTGGACACCATCAGAAGCTTTGGCGCATTTGTGAAAATGTGTAATTGGATGTTCCGTTTTACACACGGGGCAATACTTGTTAATCATTTTGTGATCCTCTTGAAAAGGAATAGGTGTTCAGACCCTCGCACCTATAAACGAGGTTCAAGCCCATCACTGGGTGTCTAAATTCATTGGTTGTCTTCCACATCTATGACATCATCCAGTGTTTCTACCTTCGGGGCAGACAAACCAGAGATGTTGATACTGATCTGGGGAATACCACCTGCCTGTTTGGTGGCATCAAAAGTAGATACAGGCACAATACGATCTAAAACCAGTTTCATGGCTGCCATCTGACCGGGATGTCCGTCAGTCAGGGCAACCTCATACACTTTCTCCAAGACCTTGGCACTCTTAGGTGAGGCCAACATACGGTCACGGTATTCGTTGATAATGGCTGCTGTCCCTTTAGGACGACCAATCACCCTCTTTTCCTTAACCTCAGCTACTGCTGACTTCGGGGGACGACCCCTCTTATTACCAGACGGTCTTGTCATGTTATTCCTTGTGATATTGTCCCTTCAGACAAAGGGTATCAATTTATAGACAATCCTTAGCTCAGATTCCGTCTAAGCATAAGTACTTTAATGATTCATAGTAGTTTAAGATACATTATAAGTATATTACTTATAGTAGTATAACTATTAATAGTATAACTTATAAAGAGTATTTAACATCTATGAAATGTCTTAGTAACTTTAGAGTACTCTACTCTGTTCTGTCTTACATGGTATATATTATACCACATTTTTGTCTAAAAGTCAAGTGTTTTCTTCACTTTCTTGTAAAATACTTACATAGTGTTGTCTTTTAACAACAGTGGTCTTCCCTTTAAAGTACTTAAACATTCCCCATTCGGGTGCACAGATT